GTCTAAAGAAAATCATGTTATCACTTGGTCTAACATAATAAAAATTACAAAATATAGTTTCATAACCTGCTTTACTTGGTTTGACTACAAACTTATATCGTTCTGCCCAATATGGCGCTCTGGATGATATAGCAACTTGTATACTATTTGCGGTAGTACTATTACCAGGTTCCACGTAAACAGTATTATACTCAGATACTAAAACTGTAGAAGATCTACCATATTCATCACTGTATACAATACCTGTTTCAAAATCACGATCACTATGTAAACTACCAGTATCTAAATCTGTTGTAAAACCACCTTCTACAGATGTAAATCTAAAATATTCAAATAAATTAGTTATAATTGGAGCAGCTGGATCAGTAGTATCGGTTGCTCGAAAGTTCATAGCAATTAACTGAATCTCACAAGTATTTAATCCTGGTGTTGCATTAATTGAAAACCCTTGTTGTAATGTAGCATCTGTAATACCACTATTAAATTTAACAAAAGGAAAACTACCTTCAACTGGAGGAACTAATTCATTATTAAAAAAATCAGTCAAAGAATTACCTTGATCAGCTGTAGCAATAGGCTCAAAATTAGTATTAAGAATAGTTCCAATACGCTCTGCAAACAAAGAACTATTAAAAAAATCATACGGACTTGAATAATCTTGATCTAATGTTATATTTAAATCTATTTCAAAATCAAGATTTTTAAAATTTATATTAGCAGTGGCTTCATTAGAATTTGTTGGAACAAATACTCTTTTTTCGCTTGTAAAACTAAATGTAAGTCCTATTAAAGAATTGGTTTTTAATTTATCTGCAATTAATGTAAAATCTATTCTAACTTTTGAATTTTCTATATCTTCAATTCCATTAAGTGTATAACTAACTCCAGTAGATAAATTTCCTGATGGCAATTCCGCAAAACCTAAAATAGTATTAATTAAACTTGTGTTGTAATCAACAGCAATTGAGCTTCCGTTTGCGTCTGGTCTTGAAATATTATAACCATCTACGTAGTTGCCGTACATTAAACGATTACCTTGTATAGTTTGAGCTTTTGCTAATCTTGGAACATTATCATATTGCCTAAGTAATTCGTCATTACCTAATACTGTATAAGTTTTATTATTAGTAAACGTATAAGTTTTATTAGTGTTATTAGCCCAACCAAAATCTTCTTTTTTAAACCTTTCAATTACATTTAATGTATTTGAATTTGTGTCTTTAAATAATAAATCAACTTCTTTTACTCTTGAGCTACCTGTAGAAAATTCAACTACAACACCATTGTAAAGATTTAACATACCCTCGTTACAATAGTTTTTTGTATCAAATTGAAATGGACGAGGAACAAATGCTGGTATAGTAAATAAAGAAGTTGCGCTATATTGCCCATCTTCATATCTGTATCTATAAGCAAAACATAAAAATCTATTTTCAATATAATTTTCATTTCCTGCAATATTTAAAAAACTTATTTTTGGAGCTGGTAATGGAATGTGTGAATTTACAATATTTTCAAAACCAGGTGGCTTTACTATTACAGATATATCTTCTTCTATAATTTGATCTACATTTGAAATTGGCTCTGCATAACTTTTATTTATATTTATTGTTCGAGGTGGATTTATATCATCTGTCCAAAACAAAAGATTTTCAACTAAATCAATTCCTGTTATTAAATACAAAGGATCAAAATTTAAAAGTGCTGTTGTAATTATATGATAATTAACTATTTGATTAGTTGTATTATATGATACCACTAAATCTACAACACCTCCAGGAGCTTGAGTATTTGAACCGTCATGAATAAACCAATAAATAGTTTCTCTAACACCATCTTCATATGCTCCTATACATACAGCAGCAGCGCTTAAGGCCACTCCATTGTATTCAATAACAGTAAGTTGTTCATTTCCTCTTGAGTTCTCTACAGCTCCTATTTCAGTAGCTTCAGTAGAACCTAAACGAACATTCATTGCATCAATATATTCACCTGGCGGAAGAAGTCTTTCGTCCACAGATTTATTCATTCTACCTGCAATAAAATTTGTTGTAACTATTGGCATATTATTTTATAATTTTATTCTGACCTCTTAAATTCATTAAAAGTCTTCCAGGATGTATATTACTTAGTCTTATTTTTGCATTTCGTAGTAAAGAAGATTTGTCTTTTCTTGCTCTGTTTACAATGTATTCTTGTATACCTAATCTTCCGTTTAAAATAGAATACCTAATATAAGCATAAATATATTCTTCAAATAATTTATTTACTTGTACTTCAGTATCAACTCCATTTTCCATGCCATCAGATACATACTCTAAAACAATAGAAGCAGCACCTGATATGTTGCTAAAATTAATTACTCCAGATTGTTTATCTATAGTAAATGTAGGGTTTGAGTTTGCAGTTTCAGTATTTAAACCAAAACGCGAACCTATAGCATAATCAAAATACCAATTACCATCACAACAATAACCTTCTGCTCCGTTATACGGACTTCCTTGATTTAAATATATACTTCTGTTACTTCCTAAAATTCTTGCTAAATCTACTTCTGAATCTTGTGGTCTTAAAACATTTCCATTTTGATCAAATAAAATATTAGAATTATTGTCTTGTAAATAAGCAGAAGACCAATTTGTTTGAATGTTTTCTGACAAAGGATGTAAACCACCATTTCTAAATTGAGAAATTCTAACCCAATTAACATAATCTTGTGGCAATACAAATCTTAATTGTTGAGTAATATCTAATTGAAGGATTTTTATTTCCTTCATTGCATCATAATTTAATTCTTGAACACCTCTTTTTGCGTGAAATAATATTTGATATCTTTCAATGTTGTTTATCAATTCGTGGTTTCCTTGATACATTAACATAAAATTGTTAACTATATCTGCCAATGAAACATACTGATACGAACCCCAATTAGCGTCCGTTGGAGCTGTTCCTGAATTTGCGTAATATGCGTAGTCGTTTATATATGCCATCTATCCTTGTGTTTGTTGTTCTTGTTGTAACTCTTGAGTACCAAAATTATAAACATCAGCCTCTCTTATTTCAATACCTACATACTCACATATTTTTGCTATCAAAGTAGGCTCATCAGATAATGGTAATTCAAAGTCTTGATAATCCGCATTTGTAGGGTCAAATAAAGGCTCTCCAGCTAATAAGGAGGCGTAAGTCCAGTTTGGCGTTAAAGGGTATCTAACGTACTGTGTGGTGAGCTGCCCTATTGTATTAATAGTAATTGGAAAAGCTTCTGCTACAAGAGCGTTTTGAGTGTATGCAGGATAACTAATATTTGGTTTTGTTAAAATAGAATTATTTAACATAGTAATTTTACTTTGCGCAACTCTTTCTGCTTCAACAATATCATTTGCTGAATATATGTTATATGTTTTTCCTATAGCATCCCATACTGTTGCTCCTGTTGTTGGAAACATTAAAAGATTTGTTGCGCTTACAACTGAAGAAACTACTGTATTATAAACTATGGTATTTGTAACAGTTGAAACTATATCTCCAACCTGCACTCCTGCTGCAATAAAATCTGCCGTAGTGTCGTTTACCGCTATAGCACCTCCATTTATAGAAGTTGTAATTCCTGCGGCTAATTCCTTAGTATATACCATCATTTTATTAATTAAATAATAATCAGATGGTAGTGTATATAAGTTAGTTTGTATATCTCCTAATTGAGTTAAAGCAGTATTTTCTAATGGAATATTTACATAAAAAGTATCTATTACTTCTAATAAACCTTTTGAAATATCAGCGTATCCTGTCCCTGAAAGTCTTTTATTTTCTTTTACTAATTGATTATTGTATGAGTAAAAATAATTCTCAAACATATCCATTTGAGCTTGCGCACAATAAAGATTAAAATCTTGTGGAGAAATATATCCGTAGTTGTTTTTATTCGCTATTGCTAATACCGTATTTCGTACTTCGTTTATTGGCATAATTAATTCTTTTTACAAAGATAGCAAAAAAAAAGAGGCCCTATTTTTTTTAGAACCTCTCTTTAATTGTTTAATTAATGCTGTTATGCATTAACGATACTTGTTACAGCTTTTGGAAGACTTACCTCGAAAAAAGGATTCTGCCAAGATGTAGCTAATGCTATTTCCATATTGTCTAATATAGAATTATAAACATCGTGAGCTACTTGAGCCGCTGTTGTAACTGTTGTAGTAGTTCCATCAACATAATCAATTGTAACTGTTACTGCCGCAGCTGTTGCCGTAGCGACTGCTTTGACTCCGTCAAGACTAATTAATTGATCAGTAATAGGAGCGTTTGTAATTTTAAGAAATTTTGCCATTTTATAAAAAGTTTTTAATGGGTTAATAAAGTACAAAGATAGCAAAAAAAAAGCCACCCTTTTAAGGTAGCTAATTTTCCAGTTAGTTATTAGTTTTACTTTATTTTATTCTTAAGAAGTTTATAAACCTCTAAACCATCATCGCTTTTCATAAATGAAGCAACTATAAAATTAGGGTCTTCTCCAAAAGGAATAGTAAGCATTTTCTTTTTGTTATTTGGAAGATTGTAATAAACATCTTTTCCATTGTTTCTTGCAGATAAAAGTGATAAGTTAAAAAACTGATACACATCATCCATAAGTTCTAACATTGGATCATTAAGAGTGTCTAAGAAATCGTCTGGATTGTTTTTAGCATAAACTAATATATCTCTTTTTAATTCTGCTGTTGTCATGTTTTCTACAGCATTACCCATTAACACTCTACATATTTGTGTTAATTTAGAAGTGTTTTTAGTAAGTTGTTTAGCTTCTATTTGAGCCTCTAACTCAAATTCAACTTGTTTTAATTCAGCCGCAGCATCACGCTCTCTGTTTATTTCTTCAAATACAAATCCGTTACTTGGATGTAAACTTAAAAATTTTTGTAATACTTGATTTTCTTTACCAACTGATAACATTCCATCTTCAAAAACAATAGGTTCTAAAATAGCATTTCCATCTTGCTCGTTTTCAAAAGGTGACTTTTGATTACGTGCATAACGTAATGGTTCATTAACTCCTGTTTCTTCGTTAAAATGTAATAAAGGTGATCTCGATGAATGTCGAGATGATAACATGTATGATAAAGGAGCTTTATCTCCTTTTAATCGATAAGCTTTTGCTTTGTATTCTACTTTTTTTGTTGTCATTATGATATAATTTAATTTAATTTATAAAAAATAATTACCCCCGTCATTATAACGAGGGTAAATATTACTACTATTTACTATGCATCTTGGAATAAGAAGAAGTTGTTTGCACCTAAAGTACATACAGCTCTTTCACTCAAGAAGTTTACTTCCATTGCATCTAAGTCACTTGTTCTTGCACCACCAGCAGAACCAGTAATCCAAGACTTGTAACGTCTGTCTTCAGTTTCTGAAGCTCTGTAACGAACATGTAAGAATGGTCTCTTAGCGTTCTTACCTAAGACTTGATCATATACAGTTGTAGAACCAGCTGGAACTAAAAGTCCATTGACTTTACCTGCATTAAGACCACCTCTCATAGTAGGATCGTTTAAGTATTTCCAGTCAGACTTGTAGAAGTCATAACCTCTACGGAATCCTGTGAAACCTAAATTAAGAGCCATATCTTTATCATTATCAAATAAACCATAAGAAGTACCACCTGCTCCATAAGAGTTTTGTGATGCTAACATATCGTCAATATCAAATGAAAATTGTCTGTCTACAAAAATAACATTTTCTTCAATAGATCCTTGCTTGTCAAGTCTTTGAATAATGTTATCAAATTGAGCTAAAGTCTGTGGGTTTCCACCACCAAATACATTACCTCTATTTCCTACTACGTAGAAAATACCTTCAGATCCAGACTCATTAACTACAGAAGCTCCTGCTGCTGTACCTTGTAAGTAATCTCCTGCTCCAGAACCTGCTGCTGCTGGTACTGCTTCAATCATTGCTGTTTCTAAGTAATCTTCAAAACGTAATCTTGTATCATGTTCAGATTTTAAATACCATAAGTATCCAGAAGCACCATTTTCAGATGTAACTTCAATCCATCCAATTTGAGCCATGTCAGAACCAGAAACAGAATATTTGTCTTTGATAATGATTGGTTTGTTTTGGAAAATAAAATCATCAGCTTCTAAAGAACCTTGCATTCCATTTACACCTTTTGCAAATTCAGAACCGTATACAAAAATATCACATGAAGTTGCTGCTGCCATTGCTTGACCGCCACCTTCATAGTATGCAATTGTTACTACGTTTGGCGCACCTGCTGTTGGAGCTACCGATATAATACCCTTGTTCTGTAAAGTTGAACCAGCTGTATTATCAGATACCATTACAGTTTGACCAGCTCTAAGAGCAGCTTGACTTGATGTACCACCTAAAGCTGGGTTGAAGTTTGAGATGTTATTTGGAATAGTCCAAACAGCAGCGTCAACTCCAGCAGCAGCTGCTGATGTACATGCTTGATATTTAGTGTGTAATCTTCCTTGTTCTGCCCATTTGATAAGGTCAGACGTTGAAGGCATTTCAGCACCTACCATTCTTAAGAATGATGCTACTGATCTGTTTCCATAACGCTCAAATTCCTTTTCATAAGTATCTGGAAGATACTGATTTAAGAAATCAAAGTTAGTTATGTAGTTTGTTGATAAAGGAGTTTGCTGCGCACTTGGCTGCAAGTCAAATCCTGGGGCTACATTTACTGCCATAATTTGTTGTTTTTTTTAAAATTAATTATTTTTTCTACTTCTAATTTTGAGTCCTCTTCCACTATCGTTACTTGAATCCATGGGTCTTATCGTAATTCCGTTTTTTGAAACCGATTGTGATTGTTGTCTAACATCCATATTAATGTTTTTAGATTTTCTTGAAACATTATCTACGGTTTCAGCAACCCCTTGGTCATAAAAATGTTTGGCAAACTTGTCAGGATTCATAGCAACCGAAAAGGCTTTATGGTATCCTACAGGATCAGCAATTAAACCATCTTTATCCATAAATTTGTTAATAAAATTATTAACGTCAGATTGAACATTTTTAAGTTCTTGTGCATCTCCTGGTTTAAAAGAAATATTTTTTTCACCAACTGAAAATTCAAAACCTTTGAATTCGCTGTTAAAAACCGACTCGGTTTTATCTAAGAAATAATCATACTTTTTTTTGTTTCCCTCTGTAACAGTTTTAGATTCCTCTACATACTTTTTATAAGCATCAATTTCTTCTTGCTGATCTTCTGATAATCCACCCCCGCTTGACTCAAGAGGAGCTTTATATTTATCTTTCTGTTCATTAAGAAATTTCTTTGCCTTAGAAAGTTCTCTTTTTTTCGCTAATTTTATTTTTCTAATATCCTTTTCATCGTCTAAGTCTTCGTCATATGAAAACTTATCTTCAATAATATCTTGGATATCATCTGAGTCTAAACCTTCTTCAGTCGACTCATAATAATTAGCAAGTATAGCATTGTCCTCCATGCTATCAATGTCTTTTTGTAAATTATAAAAGTCCTTAATACCACGACCAGTTTCCTGCTTATACTTTAAATACGCAGATACATCTTCTGGTAAATCAGAGTTTGCCTCTTTTTTCGCAAACAATTCATCAACTGAATTAATATCTTTATTGTATCTTTTTTTAATATATGAAATAACATCATCATCAGTAAATTCTGGTAAAGATGTTTCTTCATTCTTGGTTTCATCAACCGATATTTCTTCGGTAGTTGAATTTTCTTTATTACTAAAATCTATTTTATCAATAGATTCGTCTTTTGTTTCTTTTTTCTCAAATTGTTCTTTGTGTTCTTTTAACAAAGTTTCTTCAACTTGCGCTCTTGATTTCTCTTCGACATTTCCGTCTACTGCTTTTACTGTAAATTCCATTTGATTTTATTTTTAACAAAGTTAATACTTATTTAATTATAATTTTAGACTATTTATCTTGGATTAAATTCTGCTAAATCAAACCCATCTAAGCTGTCTTCGTTGGACTCAAAGTTAATAGCTGGTAAATCTCTTTTCTTCTGTTCGATCATTTTAGAGGTTTGAGTTGACTGCTGACTAATCCTTTCATTTTTTGCATTCTCTCTTTCATTCTCTCTGGTTTTTAAGTTTTCACTTTCTAAACCTTTTAATTGCATTTGCATCTGGAATTCCACTTGCATTAATTGTTGTTTTAATTCAGCTTCTCTTTGTAATTTTTGAATATCAAAAGCAACCTCCGCTTCTTTTACTGCAATTTTAGATTGAGTTTCTGCCTCATTGGTTTGCATTGCTAATTGTGCCGCAGCTTGTTGCGCTTGCATTTGCATTTGAGCTTGCATTTGTTGTTGCTGTGCTTGTGCTTGTTGTTCAGCTAATTGCTTGGCTTTTCTTTTTATTTTAAGTAATTGATTAGCCATTTTTAAATTAGCAATCTCCCTAATGTCAATAGCATCTTCAAGATTAATATCTGATTTAGATAAAGCCATTTGAATGTTTTGTTCTAACATAGCTTTTTCTTCTTCATCTGGCATTAATTCTATAAATACACCAAAGTCATACAGATACAAATTTTTAATATCTTCTATTATACTTAAATTATATTTACCTATTTGCATTGCAAACTCATCTTTAAAATCAGCAAACTCTAAAACATCTGCGGTTCTAATAGATAAACATTCTGCTAAAGTTTTTGTAATGTATAGACTTGCATTTAAAATATGTCTTGTAGCTACATTAGAATTTAATGCTGCTAACTTTTGAACACCAACTAATGAATTTGGATCAGGACTTGATCCATCACGAGCTTCATTTAAACCTGTTACAGACCTTATCATGTCTAAGTAATGATTATAGTTGCCAATAAGCATTTGCATCTTACTTGCGCCACTATTGGCTGTTAGCTGAGTTATTGGTACTCTTGCATTATTGTATTCACCATCCTGCGTGTAACTTCTACCAATAACACTACCTGTTTGAAAATATAAACGCAATGCATCTTCAGGATTGTATGCGTTACCAGTTCCTAAATCAACTTCATTTAAACCATCAGCATCAATAAACACACCGTCTGGAACTACTCTTGAAACTACTTGTTGTATTTTTAAATGACTAATTTGAATTAAATCTGCAAATGGTATCATTCTTTTAACTAAAGACTCTAACTGTCCTTTGTACATTTTTGGCGCACAAGCTACATAGTTAGGCATAGCATATTGACTTGCTGATTTTGGTCTAACCATATTTTCTCCAAGTTTCCATTGAAGCATAATATTAGTTCCCATAATCATAATACCATCATACCAAACATCAATAGTTTTAGTAACTTTTTCAAAACTTCCTTCATCCATCATTTCTTGTGGTGGATTAAATTGATCGTCTTTTTCAACAGTTTTAAATGTTCCGTCTGGCATACTTTTCTTTTTGTAAACAAAAGTATGTGTAGTCTTATAATTAAAATACATTAATGTAGCAGTATCCCTGTGAAACATACTGTTCTCATAGAATTGTGCCGAATTATAGTAGTCATACCAAGACTGACTATATTTAGAAATTTCAGATAAATCTTCGTTTGTTAAAGTAGGATCTATTTTAAGTAACTCTCCAATTGGAACTGTTTTAATTTCACCCCAATAAAAAGTATCTTTAAAATAAGGATCTTCAGTATAACTGTAAACTACATTTGCTGGATCTACATATTCAACTCGAACACCTTCTCCTGGTAAAAACATATGTTTTGCCATACCAATCCCTAAACAAGTAATATCATAATCTACACGTTTCCTTGTATCATTATAATGACTTGCTTGAAATAATGTATCTATAGCTTCTTCAGTTGCAATTTCTATAGAAGGTTTATAATTCATTTGCATGAAAAGTTCTAACTCTGCATCTGTTTCTGGTAAATCTTCTTCTTTAGTTTGAAATACATTAATACCAAAATCAGATTCAATTTGTTGTAGTAAAGGTTTTGCAAGCATATCACCCTCTATCATCTCTTGATATTGGTTTCTTTTTTCAGCTGACAATGCGTCTTGCGCTACTGCCTTTACTTTAAAAAGTCTATCATTCATTCCATTAACTACTATGTCAACAAATTTTGGAATAATAGGAACTGGTGTCCAATCTAAATTTAAATAACTTAAATCACCATCAACAGCTAATTCATTTTTATATTTACCAATAGACTGTTCTCCACGAGCATATAATCTTAACCGATGAAAATCACCTGATTGAGAATAAAACCTACAAGACCCACTATCTCTTCTAAACCATTCGTATTGTATTGCTTGTCCAACTTGAAGCCCAAATTCCATTGTATCTTTAACGGAATCTGAAGCAAATTGGTCTGGAAATGCAGATGCATTTACTTGTATTTTTACGTCTTTCATTTATTAAGTAATTGACTAACTGAATTCTTATTATTATATCTTGCAAAGTTAATGCTTATTTTCGATTTTTCTTTAGCAGGTGTGTACAAGTGTTTTTGGTTTGCCATTATAGCTAACCCCGAACTAATTGACGCATCAAACTTTGTTCGATTATTAATGTCAAATTTTGCCCAATCTTCTAAAGTTCTTTGAAAATACATTATACCCATTTCATCACTGTCTCTATAATTTTCGATTAAATCTAAACCAACATGTTTTTCTATATACGATTCTATTGCAGAAGCGTGTGATTGTTTTACATCTTCACTTGAATTGGGAATCCCACCTAATTCTTTTTCTGTTTTAGATAATTTATTAAATGTTTTATCAGGTCTATTTATACTAAACCCTCTATAACCTCTATTTTTTAAATGATATAACAAACGAGGTTTATTATTTTCACATAATATTGGCATCCCATAAAACACACAAGCCATTAATATTTCTTCAAAAAATATTTCTGCCGTTTGAGGCCGAGCTATATATTCTAAAAAAAATTCATTACTTGGAGCATTATCCATATTAAACTTAGTCATACCATGCAAAGAACCATTAGATCCTTTCCCAACTACAACTCCTGAAATATCATATGAATCACATCCAAACGAACCTACGTGTTCATTACCTGGATATTTTCTTCCATTTTTTATTGTTACATTATTTTGTAACGCTCTTTCAGGTAACCAAGATACAAAAAATCTTCCTCTTTTATCAGGACTCCAAATTACCCTACTATCTAAGATTCCATTCTCCCAAGAAAAAGATCCTTGAGTCATGTTTTGACCCATAATTAAAGAATCATTATAGTCTATTTGTTGGTATATTTTA